CTACATAGGTATCAGTCAGACAATCGGTAGAGTAATTCGTAAGGGTGCAGATGACAAAGTATTTGGTCTTGTATGCGTTCCTGTTTACTCTAATGTAGGTATCTCTACAGCAAAGAAAGTTGAGGCAGTAGTTGATACTATCTTCAATCAAGGCAAGGCAGCAACCACAGTTATTACACGATGAACAGAATTATTTTAGTTACAGGTGGATTTGACCCAATACATGGTGGTCACATTAAACTTATAAGGGATGCAAAGGCAGTTGACCCTGACAGTCCAGTTTGTGTAGGTCTTAATTCAGATGAATGGTTAATTCGTAAGAAAGGCAAATACTTTATGGACTTCGATGAGAGAAAGGAAGTTGTATCTGGTATGAAAGATGTTCAATTAGTCATACCTTTTATTGATGACGATGGGAGTGCCAATGATGCGATTGATATGTGTTTACAAATATATGATTTAGTGATATTCTGTAATGGAGGAGACAGAGGGGATGGCAACACCCCTGAGTTTGATAAATTCAAGGATGACCGAAGAGTTCATTTTAGATGGGACATTGGTGGCGATGACAAACATAATAGCAGTTCTTGGATATTAAAAAGGTGGGATAGTAAATGAAAATTAGAATGAAAAACAAAATCTTATTTGGAAACTGTCAAGATACATTAAAACAGTTTGACCCCCATAGTGCAAGGACTTGCGTGACATCCCCACCATATTACGGATTGCGTGACTATGGAACTGCAACGTGGATAGGTGGCGACCCGAATTGTTCTCACAAGAGAGATAGTAAGGTCAAAGCAGAGAATTGTAATACAGGACATAAGAACCACGATGAAATGGCAGGGGTGGGCGATGCAATTTATAAATCAGTATGCCCGAAGTGTGGTGCAGTCAGGCAAGATAGTCAAATTGGATTAGAAGAAACACCCGAAGAGTATATCGAAAGTCTGGTATCTGTATTCAGAGAGGTGCGTAATGTGCTGACAGATGATGGAACTTTATGGGTCAATTTAGGAGATAGTTATTATAATTATAGACCTGGCAAAGGTCAGTCGTTAGTTAAACAGTCAGTATCTAAAACTAAACAAGACTTACCTGATGATTGTAATCGAAGAGCAAACAAATTAGATGGACTAAAAGAAAAAGATTTGATTGGTATTCCGTGGATGTTCGCATTTGCAATGAGGGCAGATGGGTGGTATCTACGTCAGGATATTATCTGGCATAAACCTAATCCAATGCCAGAGAGTGTGAGAGATAGATGTACTAAGTCACACGAATATATCTTTTTATTCAGTAAAAACAGAAAGTATCATTATGACAATGAAGCAATCAAAGAACCCGCAAAAGATTGGGGAACAAGAGATAGAACCAATGGAAAATACCACAACGAAGGAACGGGACTTTCACCACATACGGGACTTACTAAAAGTTATCCAACAAAGAATAAACGAAGTGTCTGGTCAGTAACAGTCAAACCATATCGTGAAGCACACTTTGCAACCTATCCACCTGACTTGATTGAACCTTGCATACTTGCAGGGAGTGAGGAAGGAGATACAGTCCTTGACCCATTTATGGGTGCAGGAACTACAGCGGCAGTTGCAAAGTCATTAGGTCGAAATTATATTGGTTGTGAACTCAATGAAAACTATGGTAGTTTAATTGAGAAGAGAATTAATGACTATCAACCAGTCAACAAAGTGGCACAAGAACCACCCATAAACATCCTAGACATTATATAATAAGAGAGTAATCAAAGGATAACACTATGAGAGTTAAAGTAGAACTTTATGTTGCAGGTCAGACTTTTACTGAAGAAGTAAGAGCAGTTGACTATCAGGAAGCAAGACAGGTAGCACTTGCAAGAAATCCAAATGCAAGAGTTGTGAGTGTAACAGCAGTATTTTAATGGCAAAAACTGTTAATTATCAAAAGTTTTATCCTACAGAAATACCATCATTATTAGATGCCAAAGTCGGACAACCAACTGGTTGGGTATCTAAAGATGGTATGTGGGCAGCAGTTCCATCTGACGGTAGAAAATTTGCCATTGTTCATAATGGTATCGTAGAACACTTTTCAAAGAACTTTGAGTGTGCTATGACATACATAAAAAAAGGTATTCAAAAAGAAAGAAAAAATGCACGATCAAAACCAAGCAGATAAGTGGGATAGAGGTAAAAGTCTTTTACTTGAATCCTTATATAAACCTGATACTAAACTTCGTGGTTGTGCATACAATCAAGATTGTTACGATCAAATGATTGCCTTGCGTGATGAGGTTATAGATTATGTGTGTAAATTAGAAAATCCACACTCAACTAAACCTCTAAGTAAGTGGAGATAATGAAGCATACATAAAGAAAATAAATATATCAGTTGAGTTTTCCTTATGTTATCGACACAATATCGTTTACGTCTTGAAGCAATTTGTAAGAACATTTCTGAGGGTGTAGATGTAAACCTTGAGGATATGATTTGGGCAAATAAATTATCAAAGGCAAATACGACTGCAAGAGAAATGTTGAGAAGAGCAAGGAGGATAAGCATAAACCCAGAGGATGATTTTTTTAACGGATTAAATCTTGGCGACCCTGACCCATCATCACATAAGAGTGGGTTCGATGATGTCGATGACATTGCAGATTGGTTTCATCAGGATAGATGTGACGATTGGCGACAGAGAGATTAATGGTAGTATGGTCTGTAATCATAATGATAGCAATATTGGTGGTAGTTGTAACGTGGTATATTTACTACTTACTGAAGATGTCATTTGATGAAATGAACGACTAAGTATATGTGCGTAGGCATTTATTTTACTTTACAAAACAGGGCAGTTTTGTGTGCTTTTCAATAAATAATTACAGCATTATTGGGGGATAAGATGAATTAAACTCTTTATATTATGAGTAAATCTTCAACAATAATTCGACTAATGCACAACTTAATACCTTTCAATCAACTTAATGGGTCAGATGACTCAGACAAAGATTTAATCGCAGATTACTACCAATGTATTGTCGAATGTGATGGAAACATGTCCGTATGTAAGAATATATGTAAGGAGGTTTTTTTAGATTAAAGTAGTTTAATTGTTAAAAACAGATGTATAAACACTACCATCCACCTTAACTTAACATCAAATCGCAATAACCCTTGACTTTTTAAGTCAGGGGTTTTATAATATGTGTAGTTATTCACATTTATGATTAATCCTTTGAGTATAGTTAAAAATGTTAGGACTGATTATCATAGGTTCTATCAGAAAAATATAAAAATGGTTGAAGTGCAGTTTGGGAATGAAGACCCTGCATGGATACCTTACGATACACTATTAGCAATGATGCAAACACAGGTGGACACATGGACTTAAAAGTAGGAAATACAGTTAGATATGTAGGAAAATCTGACAGCGAAATAGATTGGGGATACCACCATTATGATGACCCAAAACAGAGATTATTGCTAGGAAATACATACTTGGTAGAGAGTATCGAAATCGTAAGCAGTCATCCAAGACTTTCATTGATAGGTGTCAAAGGACACTTTCATATAAGTTTATTTGAGGTTGCTAAAGGTTGCATACGACAGGCACAACCACTTCAATGAAAATGAATCAACAAACTAAGTTAATGTATATCTTGGAACATCTTTATGCGATGGAAGATTTACTCAAAGATAATATTGATGAAGCGTTGTTATGTGCAAGTATAAGGGATATAAAAAATATTTTAGAGAGACAGAGACAATCCATTATGAAGAGGAAAGGTCTTGCCTGATAACTTAGAAGATGCTATAATATTAGCGTTCCTATGGGCAGAGTGGTTTGTTTTCAGAGTTTTGCAAGCAATTCACGATGTTATTCTAAGAATTGATTGGTATTTTTACAATCGTAACATTAGGATATTAGATAGACAACACAAAGAGAGATTAGCAAATGAGAGCGATCAAAAAGTTTAAGAATTTGATGTTTGCTATACACGAATGTGTATGGTGGGTCGCATCTGAGATAGAGGATTGGTTATATCCATATAAGGATAGACTACCACCCGAAGAGAGTTTCCAGATTAGAGTGAAAAACTTTGATACAGGAGAGAGTTATATGGTAGAGGAACATATACAAAGTATTAATGAGAGAATAGAGAGATTACAGGATGAAATGATATATGCAAAGGATAGAATACACTACCTAGAAAATAAGGTCAGAACTAAAGTATCTCTTAAAAAAGGAAGTCCATCTGTATCAGGTTCGGTTAGGAACGTAACATAATTGCTAAATAATGTTACAAAACGTTACAATATGCAAATATGTTGAATAATAAAAAAGCAGCAAAAAAACTATTAAAAAGAGCAAAAGCACATCCGAGTTGGTATTCTGAAGAAGATGTGAAATATGCTAAAATGATTAAAAAGAAACTCAAAAATGTCAAACAGTCTGAAACTGAATCGAAACAATGATGGTTCTTACACAATAGAGTGGGATAAGAATGACCCTGATTGGAAATGGATGAATAACTTGACTTCTAAGGAAATAGAAGGTATAGTAGAGGAAGCAATTAAATTAGACAGACAACATGGCAGATGACATTCGTGGTTATGCTCTAAATGGTTTAGCAGATGCAATTCAAGATTCACTTAATTCAGACTGCACACCCGATGAGATTATAAATTGTTTTATAACTACTGTCAAGAAAAATGTTCAATATCACAGAGTATGTGCAAAACATTCTAAGCAAGTATTGGATTTATTTTATAAAATAGACAGGTCAAATAAAGTTGTCAATCTTAATGCAAATAGCATCCACGATAAGAAAAATTGGGTTGATTATACTGAGTTACCAGACCAACTAAGTGATGACGAACTTCTTAAAAAGGGTTACAAAATGAAGGTTGAGGATGGTTGTATAGTATGGACTAAAAACACAACAAAAAAATAATGGCACTATCACAGCAAGTTAAAGACTCATTAGAAGATGCAAAGGGTAATCTAAAAAATGCTCTTGCATTTTCAGCGAGGAATGAAAAACCTATGATAAGTAAGCACATTGCAGATATGCTTGCGAATATAGATAATCTTATTATGGCATCCGATATTATGGATAAAATTGAAAACCGAAAGGACGGAGATAGTGGCACTTTCGGTTCATTCTTTAATGATATTTCTTAAGAAATCATTAAGGAACTTGCTTAATTATAACTAGTTATGTTATAATATCCTCACATTAACGGAGAACTATGTTTAACCTAGACGAAGCGTATTCAACTTACTTGACAAGTAATAAAGTATTTCGTATAGATGGTGTGGGGGAGAAAGTTATAGCATACGGATACAACTGCGATGGTAGTGACATAATCGGACACTATGTTACAACCGAGAATCATAAGTTATATTATGATATGAAAGGTGTGTTTATCCGCAAAGAAAAACTTGATTCTTTAGTTACATCTAATAAATAGTATTGTATAGGAGGAAATTATTATGAAATCTATAGAAGACCACATTCAGAAAGACAAAAAACTTGTCGATGATGCTACTATTTCAGCAGCAGCGAGAAGACACTACAAAGAGGAACTACACGAACTAGAAGTGTATGCCGACCATCATCACGATGAGATTGAAGCGGGCGACCACCATGACCCGAACGCACTAGAATTATTCTGCGAAATGCACCCAGATGAACCAGAATGTCTGGTATATGACGACTAGATAACTGACACACACCCCCCTGCTATGGGGGTTTTTTTATGTTATAATCAGTTTATGACATCAACAGCACTTAAAGCACTTACATCAACAACAGGAAACAAAACTGATTGTTGGAATACCCCATCTGACTTCGTAGAGGACGTACTAGATTTCTATGATGGTCAACTAGATTTAGACCCTTGTAGTAACGACATCGAGATTCCAAATGTCCCTGCGAAGAAGATTTATACTAGAGAAACCAACGGATTAGACCACGAATGGATTGCCGATAGTGTCTTTATGAACCATCCTTATAGTAATAGTAAGGAGTGGATACCATATGCAGTATCACAATACGAAAAAGGTAATGCAAAAGAACTTATACTTCTAGTTAAGTTAGATGTATCGACAAGATGGTGGAAGTCTGCATCAGCATATCCATTTCTTGCGGTAAATAAGAGATTGAAGTTTGGCGATGGTAAAAATTCAGCACCATTTCAATCTGCAATAATATATCTTGGCGATAGACTTGGTAAGTTTAGACGCATTTTTGGTAAATATGGAACACTTTATATGCCAGTTCTTGAAGTGTCACAATACTAGTTGATTTTGATTGACACTATGGTATATTAATAGTGGGAAACAAAACTGGCATCATACATCCAGTTCTGGTTAGGAGAGTAAGTCCAAGTTTTTGTTTCTCTCACCCTATTCTTTTTTTACAACTATGGCAACACGTTCACGCATTGGTATTTTACTTCCTGACGATAGTATTCTAGCAATATATTGTCATTGGGATGGTTATCCTGAGTATAATGGTGTAGTATTGAGAAAAAAATACAATACTTACGAAAAAGTTGCAGAGTTGATTGATGGTGGAGATATGAGTTCACTTGAAAGTTGGTATGATGATGATGGCAACGAACTTGAAGAACCACGCATAGTTTACAATACTGATTGCACAGATAGTTCTGATACTATTGATAATAATGCTCCAAAACTCTTTAAGACTTTTGATGAGTTCACTAGAGTTGATTGTGGAGAAGAGTTTTTATATGTTTTTGTTACTGACAGGTGGGAAGCATACGAAATATCAAGGAAGAGAGATAAGGATTATAATATCAAATCAGTCAAAGTCAAGAATGTAGAGATACCTGACGATATGCCAGTTAAATAAGTGTCACAAGAGGGTTCACAACCCTCTTTTTTATGCTATAATTAGTATATACAAACGGAGAACCCCTATGGAAATGGTAATTGGCGAATCAGTCAAGGAAACAAACAGAGTTTTCATCAAAGATTACACAGAACACTATTGCAAAGCGATTACAGAGAATTACAAAATATACCATACAGACAGTATGGAGAGAATGTCAGCAAGTGACCCTGATAGTAGTTACTCTAAAGAAGAATTAAAGCGTATCAAAGATGGAACTGCAAATCTTATGAAGTTTGAGATAAGAGAGGGTAAGAAATACTACAAGATAGTTCAAGTTGAGTTCGATACATTCCAGAACAGAAATGAGTATAGAGATAGTTCAGTTCATTCATTTGTTGATAAAAATACAGGGGATGTTTACAAACCTGCATCTTGGAAATCTCCACACACAAAACATGTTAGATTTACTTTCCAAAAACCAGAGGACATCAGATTTTTATTGAATCCTATCAATGTTGATTGGGCGGGTGGATACTTATATTTGAGGTAAATAGATGAGCAAAAATATGACCCCTAAACAAAAACTATTATTCATTCTATCACTAATATGGATGCTTCATTGGGGAACAAGAGTTACGTTTTTACTAGTGGATATGGTTATAGCAAAAAACGCTGTCAAACTATTGCCACTTGGTTTATAAATCAATACTTTCCTAAACATAAACTCACGATTGATATTATTCATCGTGGGTTAATTAGGGAAGGTTCATATGGTTTCTTAGATTGTGTCGGTTCGCAAAGTGTACCTAGACAGTTTGAGTTACTATTGCAATCTAACTTAAATGAGTTAGAATATACAAAGACACTTCTACACGAATTGGTGCATATGAAACAATGGATTGAAGGTTCACTTAGATTAAAAAGTGGTAAATTCCATTGGAAGGGTATCAATGTTTCTAACGTGGACTACTACTCACAACCCCACGAAAAGGAAGCGTTTAGAATGGAAGAGACACTATATAATAGGTATGTTTTTGATATATTCGGTGTTTGGTTAGATAATAGCGTATTTAATAGTTAAAATCCACCTTATCCAAATGAACAAATGCAACAAGTCAAGCATATTGAACACCCCGAAGATACTATCCTAACTGGGGATTTATCAGTACTAAATTGGTTTATTACAAAAGGAAATTTGTCACTTAAAATAGATGGTTGCCCTGCGATTGTATGGGGAACTGACCCTGAGTGTGGAAAGTTTTTTGTAGGAACTAAGTCAGTATTTAATAAAGTAAAAAAGATGATATGTCACTCTCACGAAGAGATTGATATATTATATGCAGATAAAGATGAATTAGCAGATAAGTTACACTATTGTTTAGATGCTCTACCACACACAGAGAGTATCTATCAAGGAGACTTAATTGGATTAGGTGGGGATGACTTATATCAACCAAATACAATCGGTTATTTGTTTCCTGATATTATCACTCACGATGTTATAGTAGCACCCCATACAGAATATATCGTAGAGGGTAACACATTATTAGATACAGTTGCAATACCATTAGACTATAAGTTAGAGAGTACATATGATGGGGTATTGTTTATGCAATGTGATAGTATAGGTAGATTTCAAGAGTTTGTTAGAAGTAGAGTTCAGTTTGCAAAACAAATGGCAACAATGGTTGACTTTACAGATAAAAAGACATCATCACAAATTAAAAAGACTATCAACTATTGTATCAGGATGGGTCACAGATTTACAGAAGAGAACATAATTCGTATTGCAAATGACCACGATGTAGATATAAACTTGATGAGATTATGGAAGTTAGTTAGGTCTATCAAGTTGGACGCACTTGCGATGTGTGAGAACAATGCGTGGTGGAAATCATTTGATAGTATAGATGAATGTGACGGAGAAGGTTATGTAATGTGGAATAAATGGGGAACATACAAATTAGTTGATAGGGATGAGTTTAGCAGATTAAACTTTCTAACGACAGGAGATTGGACACCTAAGAAACTGGCACAATAACTTGCATATATGTGATATTCTTGCTATAATATAGTCATATACAACAAAACTATGACCCCCGAAGAAAAGTATCGTGACCTTTACGAACAAATGTATGACCTATGCGAAGAACAGGGGTGGGGTGATCCATTCTCTTATGCAAGGTCAAGAGAAATCTATATGGCGGGTTTACTTGGTCATAAGGTTGCAGATGATTATTCTGGGGAAGATGCGATTGATGAGGATGGTGGATGTGAATACAAATCTACCATAGGTAAGAGTGTCAATGGAACTTATAATGGTATAAGTGTTCAAGATACTTGGGAATTACAAGAGAAATATATTGTAGAGGATAAAATTGGTAAATATCAAAACCATTATTATGCAAGATTTAAGGGTGGTAAGGTTGAAGAAGTATGGAAGTTAGGTTGTGATGTTGTATTGGATTTATTATTACCAAAGATTAAGAAACAGTTTAATGAAGGAACATCACACAAAAAAGACCCTAGAATAGGGGTAAGTATTGGACAAAAAGAGATAGAGAGTTATGGTCAAAGAATTAGATAGTGGTAAGTTAATGTTCTCAGGTGGTAACAACGATGAGTGTTACACACCTGATTATGGTGTCAAACCGATTCTGAAGTATATTCCAGAGGGTGCAATAGTCTGGTGTCCTTTTGATACAGAGGAGAGTGAGTTTGTAAAGCAAATATCAAAACAGAATAAGGTAGAGTATTCACATATATCTACTGGTCACGATTTTTTTGATTATGAACCTGATGAGTGGGATATTATTATATCTAATCCACCATTTACAAATAAGAGAAAGTATTTTGAGAGGGCATTATCATTTAATAAACAATTTGCTTTGATAATGACAAACACTTGGTTGAATGACTCAGCACCAAAACAACTATTCAAGGATAAGGACTTACAGTTGTTAATGTTTGATAAGAGAATGAAGTTTATTAGTCCAGATGGTAGAGATAATGATAAGATAACATTTAGTAGTAGTTACTATTGTTATGACATACTACCAAAACAAATCATTATGGAGGAGTTGGATGTGCCACCTAAGAAAGTGTCCACTAAGAGTAGAAGTCAAGCAGTTTTACCACTATAATAAGTACATACACAAAGGAGAACCCCTATGACCCCGATTGAAGAATTTGTAGATTATGTAGATTCATTCTACGGCACAGATGACCCAGTATATCCTATGATGTCTCAGGAAACAAAACAACCACTTACAAAATTTGACATCAATAGGGCAACAGAAAACTATCTTACTATGTGTCTTGATGAGACTAACAAGTTTTGCACTTGGGGTGATGGTGACAGTCTTGACAGAGAAAGAGTAAGAGATATTCTACTTGAAGAGTACAACTACAAGTTTGTAGGAGAGTAAGATGAGAACAAAAAACAAAGTTGCGTTAGATTGTCTTATCGACAACATCAAACACACATTTTACTATATTGGTGCAAAGGGCGATGATGTTGACCAGTTTGAGATTGACCAACTACACAAATTAGTTGACCAATTTGCATCAGAAGTAACCATTTCAGATAGTCAAGGACAGTAATGAAAGTATCAAGATTAAAAGAAATACTATCACAATTTGATGATGATGAAAACATCACATTCTACTTTATGAAGAATGATACATTAACAAATTGTCAGATGCACGATATTGAATTATATGACCCAGAAATGGGTATTGAGTTCACTATTCAAGATACAAGTGAAGTAATGGAGGAATTAGTAAATGACTGAATATGCTTTTACAACTCACTATGAGAGGTTTCAAGAGTGGTTAAATCAATGCCCTGCTGAAATCCTTGACTATCAGGACAATATTGAGACATTTGACATCAAATTTCTTGTTCCATTAGAACCAGAGAGGGAAATCGAGTGAATGTAACAAATGATACCAAACTGCTCCTCTCAGAATCGTCTGTAAGGTCGATGAAATCAAGTGGCGGTACGATAGTATCCCCCCAAAAAACAGAGGATGGTAGATTTTACTACTTGAATTGCAAAAGAGTAAATCGTCATACCAGAGCAAGGTATGATGGTAGAGAAATCATTTGTCCTATGTGTGACCACGTTTCAACAGTATATCATTTTAGTTGGTCATCATTAACGTGTCAACATTGTGATACTATGATAAACAAAAGACATTGGTGGACACCCGAATAAGTGTCACATTCATTGTGGTATTGTATCCAATATCCACTATAATAAGTATATACAACAAAGGAGAACCCCCAAATGGACACCGACAGAAGTATTCCACAGGATTTTAAGGAGAGAACCGCAGAAGAACAACTTGCGGTGGACATCAAGTATCTTAAAAAGAATAAGATAACAAAGAAGAAGGAAATCAATCAAATACTCAAAACTTGTGAGACATTTGATGTTCCATCTGCACAGTATTTTGTTGAGGAGTGGTTATTCTTACCTTTTGAGGAAACAGAAGAAGGATTTGCAAAAACTGCAAGACTTCACGATGAAGATTATCTCAACATTGCACAGTTCAATGGTATATACTGGGGTAGTAATAATGAAGACTAAATTTACACCCAAACTTATCAACGAACTTAAATCATTCTTAGTTGAGAGATATGTTGATAATATGTCAACAAAAGACTTAGTTGCATACGTTATGGATGACCTCGACAGATACTATGAAAAAATGTCAGATGATATGTTCATCGAAGAGTGTCAGAATTATTGGGAAGACCATTTTGATGATGTGGTAGAGGAAGTTGAAGAGTATGCAAATTGTGACTTTAAGAAACCATTAAGAGAACCATTTGAGGAAACAAACTAATGAACCAATTTAGAGTCGAATGTTCAGAAGTAAACTACTTCACAGTATTAGTTGAAGCAAATACCGAAGATGAAGCAAGAGAACTTGCACACGCAAACATCAATTCATTTCCAGTAGAAACAGAATGTGTTTCAGAGTGGACGATTGAATCAGTAGAGGAGGTTTAACTAATGAACTTAGAACAACGTAAGGCAAATCTCATATATGAGATAGCATCAATCATTAATGATGACCCACTATCAGCACCAGTATTGATAGAGGAATTAGTGGACATAATGTTTGACGAACAGATTGACCACGTTGAAGATGTAATTGTAAACCATTTTGGAGTTGAAACAGTATGAAACAGTTTGACAATAACGAACTATCAATCTTAAATTTCTTA